TGTTGGCGAAGGAATACAAAGCCAAGGGTGGTGGTTACAAGTGAAAGCCTCGCAGCGTTCGCTGAAAGACTGGACAGCGCAGAAGTGGCGCACAAAGTCTGGGAAACCGTCATCTGAAACGGGTGAGCGGTATCTACCGGAGGCTGCGATTAAATCTTTAACCCCAGCTGAGTATGCAGCGACCACAAGAGCCAAGCGAGCGGGTAAGGCTGCTGGCAAACAGTTTGTGGCGCAACCAAAACGGATCGCTGCAAAAACCGCAAAGTTCAGGTGAGAAAATGAAGTGTCCTATTGTCACTGGTGATGCCGAGCTAAACGACGCCAACAAGCAGAAGGCAGTCGATAAAGCCGACTACATGGAAGCAGGAGAGGACGCAGAGTACAAGTGCGCGAACTGCGCTGCGTTCGTACAGTCAGACGAGATGCAAGGTTGTCTCGAAAACGGCATTGCTAAAGGCATGGAGGACGAAGCCGAGGACATGGGTTACTGTGCCCAGCTTAACTTCGTCTGCTCAGAGGATATGGTCTGCAACAAATGGCTGGGTGGTCAGGCTAAAGGCAAGGGCGGGATCATCATCAAGATTGCTGGGATGATGGACGAATGAGTGCCGCATGGACTCGCAAGGCTGGCAAGAACCCGAAGGGTGGGTTGAACGAGGCCGGGCGCAAGTCTTACGAGAGAGCCAACCCCGGCAGCGACCTAAAGCCTCCCGTAAAGTCAGGCGACAACCCGCGGAGAGCATCGTTCCTAGCAAGGATGGGCAATATGCCGGGGCCGGAGCGCAAGGACGGTAAGCCTACTCGTCTATTGCTGTCGCTGAAGGCATGGGGCGCATCCAGCAAGGCAGACGCTAAGGCCAAGGCAAAGGCTATCAGCGAGCGAAACAAGCGGTGACGTATGGACATGAACCAACTTCTTCGTGCGCTTGGACTTCAGCAGGCGTATCAGTCCTATCAACAGAACATCGGCCAGCCGTTCGCTAATGTTGCTGGCCCCTTCGGTCGAGGATTGTTGGGGCTGGACAGGCCGGAGTACGGGGAAGAACAGGCATACAGGACGGGTCAGGCTGTCGGCAATATGCCTGCTGTCAGTGCGCCTGTTGGTGCGTTCAAAGCCGCTATACAGGCTCCTGGACTGCTTGCTGATGCTACGCAGATGGCGAAGCAGATGGGGCCGGAGCTAGCTGGGTTGCTTGGTCTTACAGCGTTCCACGGTAGCCCGCATAGGTTCAGTAAGTTTGACGCTTCCAAGATTGGCACAGGAGAGGGGATACAGGCTTATGGGCATGGGTTGTATTTTGCTGAAAATCCAAACGTAGCATCTGAATATAAACGAAGATTATCAGGATTTACGAGTTTGGTTGATGGTAATGTGTCTAAAAGCAATGTTGACGCAATCGTAGGAAATCAAATTCAGGCTTTAGGCGCTGATAAGGCAAAACAATATTTTTTGCAATCTGCGGATCAGTATGAACGAATGGGGCAATCATATAAACCAGCTTTAGAAACAGCTTCCAAGTATCGCGCTTTCGCTGATTATGTAGATCAGTTGTCTGGTAAGTCTTTTGCTCAAAATGAAGGCGCACTTTACAAAGTAGACATCCCAGATGAAATGGTTGGCAAAATGCTTGACTGGGATAAGCCTCTTGGTCAACAAAAAGAATTGAAAGATGTGTTAAACAAAATAAGAACCGAAATTGCTTTGCCAAAACTGCAAGACGCAGAGGGGGCAGGTTTTGCTTATCAGGCGCTTGCAAACGCTGTTGGTGGGCAAATAAACGCTTCAGCTTTGCTGCAACAGTACGGCATTCCAGGTATTCGTTACCTAGACCGAGGCTCTCGTAGTAGCGGTCAAGGCACTCGCAACTTTGTCGTTTTCCCTGGCGAAGAAGAAGCACTTAAGATGCTGAGTGTTGAGTGATTATTGACTATCACCCATTCTGGCATTGCATTGTCGATGACTTTTTCGCTGACGCGATCAACCTAGCGAGAGAGTTTCCAGCCAAGGACGATGACTGCTGGTTTCGCTACGACAACCCGCTCGAGGTTAAGCAGACCTGCAACGACTGGCATCACTTCAAGCCTGAGACATACAAAGGCTTCCAATACCTGCTTAGTCCTCACTTCACGGAGATACTGGAGCGGCTGACCAAGGCAGACCTCATGCCAGATGTCGGGTTACACGGTGGTGGTCTACACCAACACGGCAGGGGGGGAAAGTTAAACGTCCACTTGGACTACAACCTTCACCCGAAACTCCACCTACAGCGACGGTTAAACCTGATTGTGTACCTGACACCAGGATGGAAGCCAGAGTGGGGAGGCCACCTTGGACTGTACAAAGACCCCGACACACTGGTAAAAGCAGTTGAACCAAAGTTCAATCGGGCTATAATTTTCGACACTCGTGGTAGTTGGCATGGATTACCCGCCCCGCTAACCTGTCCAGCAGATGTCACCCGCAACAGTTTCGCAGTCTATTACCTGTGCGAGCCAGACACTACAGACAGCAGAAGCCGAGCATTGTTCGCTCCAACTGCCGAGCAAAAAGGCAACGCTGATGTTGACCAGTTAATCCGTCAGCGATCAACGTAAAGTCAACCGATGACCCAGACAGGAGTCGGTAAAGTGGAAGAAAAAGTAGGAAGTAGAAGGAAAAAGCCTAACGACGGTCGGGGAAGGCCACCGGGTATCCCTAATAAGACCACAAAGGACGTTAGAGAGGCTATCAGGCGGGTAGCGGAGGACAATGCAGAGAACTTCGCTTTGTGGCTCCAAACCGTTGCTATCGGCGATGGTGACAAGGTTAAGCCTGACCCAGCCAAAGCCGCTGACCTGTACTTGAGAGCTATCGAGTATCACATTCCGAAGCTAGCAAGAACAGAGGTAGCAGGCGACCAGAATCAGCCAATGCAGATGGTGGTGACTTGGGCAGCCGAGAAATAATCATTCCCTACAGCCCGCGGGAGCCACAGCTTGAGATCCATCAGGCGATGGACGATCACCGCTTTACGGTGGTAGTGGCGCATCGTCGTTTAGGCAAGACTGTCAGTGCCATCAACCAGTTGGTAAAGTCTGCGGTGATGTGCCAGAAGGAACGCCCACGATTCGCTTACATTGCGCCAACCTATGCACAGAGCAAACGCATTGCCTGGGACTACCTGCTCCACTACACGCGTCCGCTGGGAGCCACACCAAACATTTCAGAGCTTCGTGTCGACTTCTGGGATCGCAGGATCGGTCTGTACGGTAGCGACAATCCCGACTCACTTCGCGGAAGTTACTTTGACGGAGTGGTTCTCGATGAGGTAGGGGATCAAAATCCGAAAATCTGGAACGAAGTAATCCGACCTGCCTTAGCCGACCGTCAAGGCTGGGCAATGTTCATCGGCACACCGAAAGGCCAGAATCACTTCTACGATCTGCGTAACAGGGCGCAGGGGGAACCTGGGTGGAAGTTGCTAGAGTTCCGCGCCAGTCAGACCGGGATCATTGCTCAGTCAGAATTAGATGATGCGCTGCGGGAAATGGGGCGCGACAAGTACGACCAAGAGTTTGAGTGTTCATTCCACGCTGCTGTCGAGGGGGCTTACTATGGTCAGATTCTTAATCAGATGGAGGGAGAAGGTCGCTTCTGCTCTATTGTCCGTGACGACCTCTGCAAGACGTTTGCTGCATGGGATCTCGGCATTGGCGACTCGACTTCGATCTGGATCGCACAAGTCCACGGACAAGAAGTCAGACTCCTAGACTATATCGAGAACCACGGGGTCGGGCTGGATTGGTACGTCCGAGAACTGCGGAACAAGGGTTGGCACAAGGCCGAGCACATCGTCCCGCACGACGTACAGGTCAGAGAACTAGGGTCTGGAAAGTCTAGGTTGGAGGTTTTGCAGCAGGCTGACCTCAGTTGCACGATTGCGCCACGGTTATCAGTGGATGACGGTATCCAAGCTGTCCGCAGACTTTTGCCCCGCTGCTGGTTCAACATCCCGCAAACGAGCGAAGGGTTGAACTGCCTGCGGAACTACAGACGGAC